TGGGATATATTAATGCAAGACTTTAGAGTAATTTCAGCTGATGAAGTTGATGTTATAAAGACTATACCGGCTACAGATGAATTTTGGGAATACTTCAACGATGAAGTTCTACCCTTAACTGGAGCACAAAAGCTTAACTACATGAATTCATGAATATACAAACTTACGATAAAATATTTCAGCAATTATTACAATCCAAGATTGCAATAAAAATTAACAATAGAGTAATTAAAACAGGTAAGCTTAAGCTATTTGTTATAAAGCAATACTTTATCAGACTGCATTTAGAAAATGATAAAAATATTATCAAAGTATTAGAGTTGCCGTACCCTTTTAATATTAACTATAATAAAGAGAGAGGGTGTACACTAAATTACAGGCTTACATCATTGTGTAATAATCAACCCGACACAATGACTATATTAAAAAATATTAAACCTGCATTACCTAATAAAATGTATGATAATGAAGTTGAAATAGTCTCTATAACTTAAAGGAACTTATGTATAATATATTATATGTCCGCGGTATCCCTCGTTAGTAACTTTCCCGATAACTTTAATCCAAGCAAGCAGCAAGTTAGCCTATTAACTGATATAGATAATGCGTTTAAAAGTGGTTATAAGTTTGTAGTTTGCAGCGCACCGACAGGGTCTGGTAAGTCTTTTATATCTAAAACGCTAAGTAATGCCTCAAAAAATTGTAGTACTGAGTATAAAGATTTAGTCGATACGTATCAAATATATAAACGCGATACAGGTGGAAATTATACATACTTAAGTGAATCTAAGGAAGAAGAACCTCATAGTCTTTTTGCGCTTACTATAACAAAAGCCCTTCAAGATCAATACAAGGAGCTATTCGATGATGTTAAGGTTATTAAAGGTAAATCTAACTATCAGTGTACTCATGATAGTAATTTCTCTGTTGAATATGCTCCGTGTATACATTTATCTAAACTTAAAGAACAGTGCTGGACTGCAAATTCGTGTCCATATTATACCGCTCGTAATATTGCTGCAACATCTAAGTTTGCAGCACTGAACTATAATATGTTCTTTAATTTACCTGAAACGATAAAGCGACGTGAATATATTGTGTGTGATGAGGCATCAGAGCTAGAAGATCAGCTAGTTAGAGAGTTTTCTTGTCAGATTAATTTTGAAGTTCTAAAGAAATATAATGTAATAATCAAACCATTTCCTAGTGGTAATGATTATAATAAGGTTGGTAAGTGGCTGAGTGTAATGAAAGTCGATTTATATGAGCGTATAGATGAAATTAAAGATATTATTAACTCTCAGAAAAAAGTAACAAGCTTTGTTAATGATAAAAAGCTTGAACTTAATATACTTCAAAAGTTATACTCTAAAATCAGTACCATGATTGATACTTGGTCAGATAGCGAGTATCTTTTTGAAAGAGAAGAAAAGGGTATTAGCTTTACTCCCCTTAAAGTTGATAGGCTATCAAAGTCTATTTTTGATTATGCAGATAAAATTATCTTAATGTCTGCAACAATTATTGACCCTGCAACGTTTTGTAAAACGTTAGGAATATCAAAGTTTAAATACATAGAAGTTGACTCAACGTTTGATTATAGTAAGGCACCTATATACGCTAATACTAAAACAAAATTAAATTTTGCAAACCTTAAGTCAAATTTACCTAATATAGTAAAACAAATTAATAGTATACTTAAGTTACATGGGGAGGAAAAAGGTATCATACACACACAGAGTAATTTTATTACAAAATATATTCAAGAGCATATACATAATGAAAGAATTCTCTTTAGAGAGCCAGGAGTTTCAAATGAAGAAATACTTGATATTCATTACAATAGCGATAAGCCTACCGTATTAGCATCACCCTCTATGTCTCACGGAGTAGACCTAAAGGGTAATTTAGCAAGGTTTCAGATTATCATTAAAGCACCATACTTACCTACTACTGATAAGCGAGTCGAGCGTATGATGAAGATTGATTTTAATTGGTATACAAATAAAATGCTAAGTAACCTTATTCAAGCGTGTGGTAGGGGCGTAAGGTCACATAAGGATTATTGTACTACATATATATTAGATGCAGGTATTATAGAGTGTCTTATTAAGAATAAATCCAAAATACCTAAATATTTTTTAGATAGATTCATGTAGACTAAATATATAAGTGAAAGATTATAATTTTAATTTTGAGATAAAGGATCTACTTACTCAATTTCTTTGTGCTTTTGATGATGTTATTATTAAAAGGTATGATAAAGACAGAAACGCAAAGGAAATAATCGAAGTACGATATGTTCTTGCTCCTAAGCAGAGGGTAATGTATGATATTGTTAACAAGGCACAGAATCTAACACTTCCTGTAGTAGCGGTAAATATAACAGGTATTACAAGAGATCAATCCCGCGTTTTTAATAAGCTAGATAAGGTTTATGGTCAAATAGGCACTAGTAGGTCGGAGGTTAAGATGCCTATACCTATTAATATAGAGGTATCAATGTCTATTCTTACTAGATATATGCAAGATCTTGATCAGATATTATCTAACTTTATACCACACAGCAATCCATATATAATTCTATCATGGAAAGAACCATCAGATATACCCAATCAAACAGTAGAGATTCGCTCAGAGGTATTATGGAATGGAAGTATCTCTCTCACAGAGCCTACTGAGCTAGCATCGAGTGATAAAATACGTATAGCTGCAGATACTTCGTTTACAATTAAAGGTTGGTTATTTAAAAATAAAAATACTCTTGCGTCTCAGATTTATTTTATTGATGCGAATTTTATAGCTAGTTCAAAAATTATTATAGATGATAGTAATTATTCTGCATTCACAGATACTCTATCTGGAGTTACAAATACCATAACTATATCTGCTATACCCAGCTTAACAAACGCTTACTATAATAATAGCGGTAATTTATATCCTATCTATTCTAACCATACACTTAATACATCTACTACTGGTTTAAATAATTTTGTATTACACGGTACAAGTCTATCATATACTAATACAGTACTACTGTGTGGTAATAATACCTTTACAAATAAACTCTGTAGCGTAAACTCAACCTACACAGGAGCTGTATCAGGTAGTTTTATAAGCTCGGAGTATTACAATATCATAGATAACAACATAATGACTCTTAACCTATCAACATTATCAGGTTCGGGTAACTTTAATATTATAATAAGTAATCCTGCTGGGTGGGTTAGCTCTTCAAGTATAAATAACTTTACTTTCGTAAGACCTTGATTAAATAATAAGACAAATGGCAGATACCACTCCATCTCAAAATCAGAAATATCAGCAAAACGATGGAAAGTCCTCTACGTTTGGTAGGAACTTAATGTCGTATATTCAGAATAGGCTGCCATATTCTAATATTGTTGATCCTAATAATGATGCATTAAATCCCAAATATAAAATATTCTCAGATACAGGCTTACGTAGATCAGAGGCTCTTGCAAAGCAATCTATATCTTTATCTAATGAATATAATAATATGCCTATTGGCTCAATGGATAAAGACACATCGTTTGGTCAGGTGATGTATGCTAATATTCAAGAGAATAAAGGTGCTAGATTACGTGACTATATGATTATAGCAGCCTATTCTGATGTAGCAGAAGCTCTAGATGAAATATGCGATGAAATAATTAATACTGATGATAACGGCAACGATGTGAATCTCATATATAGGGATGTAGATTTTACCTCTACGGAAAAAAAGATGATTGACGAAGAATTTAATAAGTACGTAAATTATTTTGATCTTAAGAATAGAGGGTGGCAATACTTTAGACAACTATTAGTAGAAGGGGAGGTATTTTTTGAATTAATAATACACAAGGATTATACTGAAGATGGTATTTTGGGTGTGGTTAACCTACCGTGTCAATTAATAGATCCTGTATATGCAAATATACAGAATTTGATAGTAAAGGGATTTATTTATAAAAAACCAGTATTTGATCCAAGTAAACCAGATAAAGTAGAAAAAACAGAGTATATTCCACTCGATGAAAATCAAGTAGTATATGTTAATTCTGGTGTTATGAATGAAAGTAAGACTATGGTTTTACCATACTTAGAAAATGCTCGTAGACCATATAGACAGCTTTCCTTAATTGAAGATGCAATCGTAATTTATAGATTAGTAAGAGCTCCGGAAAGATTAGTTTTTAACGTTGATGTAGGTAATATGGCTGCACCTAAAGCAGAAGCCTATCTTAAAAAGCTTATAAGTAATTACTGGTCGTCAAAAACTTTTGATATAGATCAAAACGATGTAGTAAAGAAATTTAACCCACAGTCTATGCTTGATGCTTTCTGGTTTCCAAAAAGAGCAGGTTCAGAAGGGTCAAGTGTGAGTCAGCTAGCAGGTGGTCAAAACTTAGGTGAACTATCTGATTTAATGTATTTTACTAAAAAATTATATAGAGCACTTAAGGTACCCACCAATCGCCTAGATCCTACGGATACCTTTAAAGATGGTTCAGAAATATTAAGAGAGGAATTAAAATTCGCTAGATTTATAATGCGTTTACAACAACGCTTTGCTACGGGGTTAAGAAGAGGCTTCATAACACACCTTAAGCTCAAAGGCATCTGGGATAAGCTGGATATTAAAGAGCAAAATTTAGAGTTAATGTTTAATCCACCTACTAATTTCTACGAATTGCGTGAAAATCAAAAATTTGAAATGAAATCGCAGAATTATACCAGTATATCAAATAGTGAATTCATCTCTAATACTTTTGCTCAAAAGAAATATTTAGGGTGGAAAGATACAGATATTCTTGCTAATAGAGAGTTTTTACGTAAGGATTCAGAGTTACAGTGGGAACTACAACAAATAGCTAGCAGCGGACCGGCGTGGAAGGAAGCTATAATCGCTAGTGACCTAGGGACTGGTGCGGCTGGTGGTGAGGCTACTGATGCTATGGGTGGTGGAGGTGGTGGTGGTAGCGGAGGTGCACCGCCAGAATTTGGCGGCGGTGAAGCCTCAACAGATACACCAGCTGAGGTACCGGCAGATGACGCCGCAGCGCAACCGGAATCACCTGAGCCGGCAGTATAATGAATAAATAAAGATATGTCCCTAGCGTGTGAAGTTTTGCCGGTTTCTGCCTTTCAAACTACCAATCTAAATAGCAGGCTAGATACATTTGGAGACTTAGCAGAAAGAATAAAAAGATCCCTCGGCTATCCGGTAATTAGTCTAGAGGTACATTCTGACAATTTATTTCAAAATATACAGATTGCTGTTGAATATTTCTCTAAATTTGCAGGTTATACAAAAGAGTTTTTAGTCTTTGATTCAGCAATATATGAAAGAAATAAAGGCATTAGATTAGATCAGTTGTTTACTATTGCAAAGACTAATGCTACAAGTATACAAAAAGTAGCTAATACACCTGTAGTACCTGGTCCAGACTTTACTATTGATAACCCTCAAACAGTTTATATTAGTACATCTGCGTTAAGCTCATCTATATTTACATCATCCTCTGCTCTGTCTAGTGTTTTTCCAGATGGTGTACCTCAACTAGAAATTGTAGATACAACTCTGTTTAGAAATATCACATCCTTTAACAACTCTCTAACAGCAAACTTCAGACCCTCTATTAGTAGAAGCATTTCACTGCAGGGTCAGAACACTACAGCAACTGAATACTCTAACGTATTTGATTATGATATTATGGACTACCGTAAGGTCATATCAATAGCTAGTTTTGAAGAGGGTTCTAATGAAGGAATTAATACTTTATTTACACTAGAGCAAACACTAGCTCAGCAAACATATTTTAGTTATGCTCTCGGCAATTACGGGTTTGATTTAGTATCCTGGTACGCGCTTAAAGAATGGCAGGAAACTAGAGAAAAACTTCTAGCTATTAAGCGTGATATTATGTTTGATGAGAGAACGCAATATTTACAAATGTTTCCTCAACCAGGGACAAGTAGATTTTACGGTGTACTAGCGTGTTATATAGAAAGACCTATAAGGGATCTAGTAAAGGAAATGTGGGTATATGAATACGCAACAGCTCTTACTAAAATAACCATAGGTAGAGCGAGAGGTAGATTCTCTGGCGTTTCTTTGCTTGGTGGCGGCTCTCTTAATCTTGATATACTTGGAGAAGGTCTTGCTGAGAAAAAAGAATTAGAGCAAATGCTCTTAACTGGTGCTTCAGCAGGCTTCGGTGACGCGGATCCACCTATGTTTTTTGTATCCTGAAGATAAAAGAAAATTTATGGATTACATCACATTTAGGTACATACAAATATAAAAATGAACGAGAATTTCTAACTGAGACTAAATTCTCACAACCAACATTAACAAAATTAAAACGTAACGATAAATATGTAGTGAAGCGTCAA